ATTGATGTGACAATCGAAGAACCGTCCCCTACCTATTGACTTAGGTGGGGTTTTTTTGTATATTGGCCACATTGAGAGAGACACAACACTTTGACCGTCACCCTTCGCCCACATCAGCAGCGCATCATTGATCGCTTGCAGAGTTATGACAAAGGGCAGATTATCGTCCCGACAGGCGGCGGCAAAACATTGACCATGATTCTTGACACTCAGCGTCGTCACGATTCTATCACTAACGGCACTACCACTGTTGTTGTCGCGCCTAGGATTCTGCTTGCCGAACAGCTTTGCAGCGAATTTTTAGAAGTTATTGATACTTCTAATACGCATGTGATGCACATTCACAGTGGTGAAACTCAGCATTTCAGCACCACTAAAGCAGATCAAATTCATATGTTTGCTAGTGTTGCAAGAACTGCTGGTGAGAATGTTGTTATCTTCACTACATACAACTCGCTCCATCGTATCATGGAAGCAGACATCGAAGTGAATACAATTTACTTTGATGAGGCACATAACAGCGTAAAGAAAAACTTCTTTCCTGCGACTGAGTTCTTTGCTAATGATGCTGATCGTTGCTACTTTTACACGGCTACTCCTAAGCATAGTCTTACAATCATGAAACCAGGAATGAATGATGGTGCAGTTTATGGTCAGGTTCTTGTTAATGTTCCTGCCCCTGAACTTGTAGAACAGGGTTACATTCTTCCTCCTAAAGTTGTAGTCAAGCAACTGCCTATGATCAAAGGTCGTAAGGTCGTATTTGCTGATGATTGTGTCAATTTGATTGAGACTATCGATGACAACAACATCGACAAGACTTTGATCTGTGCTCGCACAACAAAGCAAATCATCAATCTTCTTACTCACTCTGATTTCTGTGCTGAATTGCGTCAGCGTGGTTATTCTTGGATGACGATCACATCGAAGACTGGTGCAATCATTGATGGCAAGAAAGTCAATCGTGATGTATTCTTTGACACACTGAACACTTGGGGCAAAGATCCTGAGAAAAAGTTTGTTGTTATTCACCACTCTATTCTGTCTGAGGGTATCAATGTATCAGGTTTGGAGGCCGTAATCTTTATGAGGAACATGGATTACATTGGTATCAGTCAGTCGATTGGCCGTGTAATTAGATTGGGTGACAAGTCTAAGACCTTTGGTCTAGTTTGCATCCCAACTTATGACTCTGTTGGTATTGGTACTGCCAAAAAAGTTCAGGCAGTTGTTGATGTCGTATTCAATCAGGGCCTTCCAGCAATTTCGGAGATTCGCAAATGAGTTACACTAAAGAACAACTAATTGATGCACTATGTGCAGAGTGGGACTATCTTTGCCATGATGATTTTGATCCTGAAAATGATCAAACAACTGAAGAATATCATGATGATTTGATTAAAATGTCACTAGAAGAACTTATTGAAGAAACATCCACAGGAGAGGGATACACTCTTGACGAATGGATGGAAAACTGGGGGTGAGAAGAGTAACTGTAGCCTCTAAAGTGTCTCAGTAGTGTGACCTGCGGCGAGTCAATCGCCCCACTAAACTGTAAGGGAGACTGGTCCACCTCCCAATCAATCTAATTTTTTTATTATGGGAACCCGCTCTCGCATCGGTATTCAACTCAAAGATGATAGCATCCTGTCGGTTTATCACCACTGGGATGGATATCCCGAATGGCTTGGTCGCATTCTCAAAACTCACTACAACTCCCGCGATCTTGCTTCTGAGTTGATTGATGGTGGTGACATGTCATCCTGCTGGACTGATGATCATTTCCGCAATTCTGATGGTAAGATTGAAAAAAAAGCAGAATATGGTGCTCAGTATTACTCTGAGCGTGGTGAGAGTTGCCCTCCTCGTCTTGATGATAGTGTTTTTGAATATCTTAATAAAGAGAACAATGAAGAGTATGCTTATGTTTGGACGGTAAATAATAAGTGGGTTTGCACTAATATGAATCAGTTTGATGATTCTAAAGCACCCGAAAAAGTAGAAATTCCAGAAGGAGCACTAGCAGTATGAAACCTGAAGACATTGAGTTAAGTAGTATCAATGGATCGTTTGAGTTTGAGAAACTTTCCCGTGAAATTGATACTATTGGTGATCTGGATACATGCAAAAGCATGTTGAAAGCATATGTCAAACTGTATATCAAGCAAGGGGAAACCTTTGCTGCTGCAACCAAAATGTTACCCACTGACTAATTTTATGAATCTTGATGAAATGCAACTGGACAGCGAAGCCTTCTGGGACCAATGTGAAATAGAAGCAGCAAAAATGGAAGTAACTCTTGATTATTATCTGATGGAGTTTGTGACAAGTTACAAACAAACCTCTGAGGACTAAATAATATATCAGTCCAAGAAGTAAGATGAAATTATTCTCACAATTCTGTCTTGAAGCTTATGATGCTTCTGTGATGGGATCCAGTCAAATTAAAAAAACTGGACAGCGTGGAGAAATTGGTGCAGATAGAAGAAAATCTGAACCTGAGAAACGTAGAATGAAAAATGTTGGTGGCGGTAAGCAAGTCCCAGCAAAGAGTTATAAGGATAGAAAGGATATTGGCACTCAACGTCAAGCATCCACCAGAGTTCAACAACCAGAAAAGCAAAGAGGTAGTGCAGCTGCATCACAAGCCGATGCAGCAAAAACTGAAAGGAAGAAAGCTGCACTGGCAAGAATTGCCGCTAGAAAGGGTGGCAAACCAACACCAGAAAAGAAAAAAGACACACCAACAGCATCACAACTTCTCTCCAAAAAGAAAACTTCAACTGTGTCACCTAATTACAAACCAGCAAAAGAATCTGGATATTCGAGAGATGAACGTCGCAAGATTAAAAGAGCAGGACAAAGATTAGTCCGTGATATTCAGCAAGGAAAAGATAAACCCGCAAGTCATTATCAACCATAATACACTCTGAGACCCCTCTACAATCGTCTGTGACAGTGTTGCAGGCGATTTTTTGTATATTGACACACTTGGAGACTAATTCTTACTGTAGCCTCTAAAGTGTGCTATAATTGAAGGACTGAAGCATCATCATGACCAAGCAGATCTACTTCTATACCTTTCCAGCACTTTATGAGGATCAGATCAAACTGTGTAGACTGCCTTTAATTAAGATTGGCGAAACTACACAAAAAACAACTGACCAACGTATCAAGCAGCAGGATACAACTGCTTGTGCCCAGGTTCTTGAAAATAAAGGCAGTTACATCACTCCCTTTGGAGATAAAGAGTTCCACAAATATCTTGAGTCTCTGGGTTATAAGAGGTCTAGGGAAGATCGTGAGTGGTTTTATATTACTGTAGAAGATGCTAAACGCGAATTGTTTAATTACAGGGATGGTGTTGTTGAAGTTAAGGAGTATTTTACCCCTCGCGCACATCAGGCATGGGTAAATCAGTTGATTCTTAAGCGTTGGAAGAATACTTACAACACAATCATTCAACCCCTGAATCTGTGTGCCAGGTTTGGTAAGACTCTGCAAGCATTGTCCTTGTTCAAGGATTCTGGTCTGCAAGTTATGATCGTTGCTGCACACTGGTTGGCAGCAAATGAATCCTTTGTGCGTACTGTCAACAAACGATTTGACATTGCAGCAGACATCACGATTATCAAACCCGTCTATGAAGAATTCAAAGCAGCGATTAATAAGGGTCAACGTGTGTTGATTGATGTCTCTCTGCATAAAGATGCAGCAGATGTTGACCAAAAACTTATTAATGCTCTCCAAGAATATCAGTCTCTGATCTACATTGATGAAGCAGATTATGGTGCATGGAGAGAGTGTAAGAGGGAGACTGCTGCTAAGTTTATTGGGACCAATAACAATCTGGTTTGTGTTGCTACTGGCACCAACATTGACCGCGCATTGATTGGAACTCGCGGACACATTGAAGCACCTATCACGGTTGCATATCGTGATCTGATTGAAGCAAAGCGTGGGGAGGGTTATCTCTTCCAACCAGGTGGATTTTGCTCTGATAATCCTCAGTATTGGCAGGATCAGTTGTCTGATGTTGTTGATCTTGATTCTCTAACTCTTGACGCTGGTAAAGATTTGGTCGATGAACTTAACGACTTGACTGATGAGAAGCGTGCAAATATGAAAAAGGTTTTTGATAAGCGCAACTCCCACATTCAGACCAAGATCATCAAGAGTCTGCTATTTGATGAAGATTATGGTGCAGATGTCTTCGGCATGTATGCGGATCAGTATGGTTCGATTGAACATCCTGCCATCATGATGTTTATTCCAGGTAAGAAGACAGATGTCAACAACCTGGTCAAGATTGGTAAGTCTATTGCACCACACTACAACTGGATTGCTCTGCATGGTGATGACTACACCAACAGAACTGCTGAAAAAGCAGTAGAGAATGCTATCGAAGCTGGAGGGGAGAAAACTGTTATCGTCTCTTGTGGTATGGGCGCTCGTTCATTCTCTGTCGCCAATATCATTTCAGTTATTAACTGTAAAGATGGTGGAAGTGTAGGTGCTGCTGTTCAACAGGGATCGCGTTGTCTTACACCTGGATGTGATAAAACTGTTGGTCTGGTTGTTAATTACTCCTTCAACACTGAGCGAATCAGTTCTTTTGACACTGACCTAATCTCCACTGCTATTCAATGCGATCCCTCTGACACTGAGGGCGCTATTCGCCGTGTATTTGGTGTTTTTAACTTCTTCAACGGTAAGGATGAAGAGGGTCGCATGATTAAACTTACCCCTACAGATTTTCTTGAATTTGTTACCTCTGTTGAGAATCTGAATAACATGGGCATGGCAACCATTGACATCGAGAGTTATCTCTCTGACCCTGATAAAATGCTTGAAATTCTTAAGAACATTAAGGTTCATCCTTCTACTAACAAAGAAACTTTGGGAATGATTGATAAAGCAATTACTTACATTCAATCCGAAGAAGTTAAAAAGAATGGTATTGATGACAAGAACAAGGCAATTCGTGATCTTGTCAAGAAGATTCGTCGTGTGGTAGAATGTACTTCTAACACATACTATCTTGCCCCTTATCAGTCTACCTTCAAAGATTGTCTGTCGGAGATTGCATCTAACCCAGACAAAAACACAACATACAATGATCTTGTGGGTGTAGATGCAGAGGTTGTTTATAACAACATTGTGCCATTCTTGAATGAATCCATTATTAACATGATTATCAACAAAGCAGACAAACTTGATTCTATGGATAACTTCTCTTTTGCGAGTGCCGATCATCCTGCTGTAAACTTGTTCGATCTTTGAACTGTAGCCCCTAAATTGTTCTAGTAGTATGAAGAAGACACTCTATCTTGCTAAAGAACCTGGCAAAGGAGTTCGTGATGATCTCTCCAGATTATCTAAAGATCAAGTTGTAGTCGTTGACTGTAATGGTTATGGTGACTGGTATCGTAAAAAAGGTTATAATGTTATTAGTAAAGTCAAGTATTTTGAGTTAGATGGGACTATGCGCTTCGATGATGTAATTGGTAATCCACCTTACGCACACCCAAATAATCCAGCAAAAAATAATAAACTCTGGCATAAATTTGTGGATCAAGCATTAAAGTTGGTAAAACCTGGTGGCAGCATAAAATTGGTCACTCCATCTTCAATCATTGGAGAGACTGGTTTTGGTAAAAAGATGCTGAAGTTGTTCTCAACTTCTTATAATATGGTCAGTATTGATTACACTGCGGACAAATACTTCTCGGTTGGTGTTGATATTTGTCGGTGGCATGTTATCAACGAACCATACAAAGGTGAGACAAAAGTCGTAGATAAAGACGGTATCAGTTATCATGACTTGACTAAGGGTATGCCTCTGACTGGTGATAAACTCATTGAACATTCTATTCTGAATAAGATTGCTACCTCTAATCATTCTAGAATTCCTCTAAAAATTGGTCAGAGTATTGCAAAGGATGATTATGTTGATGATGGTAAGTTTGCTGTCTATTCATCAGGTCAGACTGTAAGACATACAAATATTGTACCAAACACTCCAGATTGTTTGAAGTTTGTTGTGTCATTCTCTTCATCATATAAGGAGAGGTTTACAACAACTGGACACATTGGCATGTTGAATATGTGGTGCTCGATTGAATCTGAAGATGAAGGCAATCATCTCAAAGCTATTGTTGATCATCCGTTGATGCGATTCTACATTGAGAGATACAAGAAGACATCAGGATTTACTCCTGCTGTAAAAAATGCTATGCTACCAATGTTAGAATCTGTGGAGAACATTCATGAGCAGTTTGATCTCTCTCCCGAAGAAGTGGAATATCTGAAGAATAATAACCATGTCTAAGAATACTCACAATGAAATGGTAGGATCTGAGATTGTCAGATCTGATGATAGAATTGATCAGACTGGTGAAGTATTCACACCAGCAGAACTTTGTGCCTCTATGGTATCAGAGATTCCTGAATCTATCCTAAAAAATCCTAAGAGTACTTTTCTTGATAATTCTGCGGGATCAGGGAACTTCCTATTGGCACTGCAAATAGAATTATTGAAATATCATGACTTGACACATATCAATGATAATATGTTGTTTGCCGTAGAATTTATGGAAGATAATCACGCTGAATTGTGTAAAAGAGTTGGTGTGTCGGTTGATCATCCTCACTATGTTTGTGCTGATGCACTAGAATATGATTATTCGTTCGGTGAACCTGTAGGTTTAGAAATGTTCTTCTAATACTAAAGGTATAATAACACAAGGGCAGCAACGTATGGTCTTGGCGGATTTGTTGCGTAAGTCCCTTGACATTTATGGGAAAATGTGTTATAAATAAGTATGTCTCGCCAAGACCATAATGCAAAAAATTAACGTTCAATCGTTGAACGAAAGTTTCAACGTGTCTGGACCAGATTACATTTGTATTGATACGGATGATTGCGAAATAATATCTCCGTCAATACAATGGTATCAAGAAATGAATATCTCAAATCCAAATAAGGATAGGATTTGGATAACAAATGGAACAGACAATAAGATGATTAAAGATGAAGAAATCCCAGAGGGATGGTATAAAGGAAGAACATTTAAGTTCAGCAAGGAAGGTAGAGCAGCGAACTTAAAACAATTAAGAGACAGTAATCCTAACGCGAAGAAGTATAGGATTAAGTATAGAGATGGGACAGAAGAAATAGTGACCCAACTGTCAACCTGGGCGCGTAATAAGGGTCACGCATATAGTAGTATAAAGCACATAGTTCATAGAACAAAGTATAAGAAGAATGAATTCTTCTGCTATAACTCTCCAACCTATTATATTGAAGGGATTTACAAACTGTAGCTTCTAAAGTGTCTCAAT